ATTTGTATTAAACTGATTTAATCTTCCGCTATTTAATGTATCTGTTGATGTTGTAGTTGAATAAAATGCGGTTAATACTTTTTGCCTGTCTCCGCTATAGGCACTTTTAATTTGTGGATTATTATCTGCTAAATTTTGAAAAACATCAATACTACCTTTTGATTCCCAAGGCGAATATGTTCCATCTGGTTTTCTTTTTGATTCTAAGTATATTGTGTCTAGATTTGTGACAACTTGAATACCCCCAACACCTGTAGCATATGGCGACCATTTTGAATTTCCAGTATCCAAATCAGTCTGAACTCTTCCTTTTACTGGAATTCCTCCAATTTTAATAGTAAGATCTGCTGTTTTATTATTTGCCATCAGAAATCCTCCCCAGTCACAAGAGGATTAGTCATCTCAATTTTTTGTAGAGTATGAGACATTTATAGATGTTTTTTATTTATTTAGTTCTGAATTTTGCATATGAAAGAGAACGAAGATAATCAATCTCATTCTGCTTAACCTCTAATAGTCTACTGTCAATCTCAAACCAAGTATATTGTCTTTGTTGTCCCCAATGAAAGTTAATACCTCTGAATCCCCAACGCTCTATTGAGGTGACTGCTACCAGTGGGAACTCATCATATGTAACGTCTTTTGTTTTAGCTGAGTATATAAAAGTATAATATTTTCCAACATCAGGAACAAAGTCACCATCACGGAACACCTCCATAATGGTCATCATAATATCATCCGGTTTTGTGTAGTTATATCTTTTCAGTCTGTCTTTGAGTTCGGCAACTCTTTTGGAACTTGACTCAACATATTGACCGAATCCTTGTGCCATTATTTGATACCTAATTCGGATTCTGTGATTATGCGAAACTTGATTAAATGATCATCACACCATTCTTGAATTGATTTCCATTTTGATTGGTTAACTGCATAAGTATTTACTTCATTAATATAGGTTTTATTTTTCTTTTTTCCTTGAACTGGAGGAACTGTTTGGTTTTTTGGTTTTATTTCTATCACATATTTTTGGGTCTTTCCATTATTTTCAAGAACTTCAATAATAAAATCTGGAAAGTATCTACATACTTTTTGTTTTACTGGATTATAATATGGAATACAAAATTCTTCTGATCCATATCTTAATACATTAGGTGAGCGATCACACCACTGCATAAATTTTAGTTCCCAACTACTTCTATACACTATATTTTGGGAGTTTCCGATATATTTTTCTGGATTTTTTGGATGAAAATATCCCTGATGATACTTAGAGTCACGAGGCATTTTTCCAACCTTTATGGGATTTTCTTTTTCCGGATAAAACCTGACCTAGATGTGTGGGATTTAAATTCAATTTTTTACATATGTGGGATATACAATCAAATTCAATTATTTCACCTTCTTTTGAAATTATTTTTCCTCCCTTTTGGAATTGTGGATATTCACATCCTTTATTAAGTGCTGGTTTTCCTTTTCTTTTTTTAGAAGATGTTTCTATTGCTTTACTCATATCCCTTCCCTTTGCAATTTCACTCATTTTCTTTTTTGTTTCTTCTGAGTGTTTTTGTCCTTTCATTCCAGGAAAGTGAACTCCAGTCACTATACCTTCATAAGTTTCGGATAAAATTGTTACTCCATTAACATTGAATGTTTCACACAATTTAGTTGTATCCCAAATATACGAATGTGTTTTTATCTTTTCCATATACATAATATATCAATAAAAGTATTTATAGATAGATGCCAGCATCATTTCCAGTTAAAAAAACGGTATCTGATTTAAAAGCGACAATATTAAATCCAGCTCTTACTTCTCATTTCCAGTGTTGGTTTAATCCACCTGGTCCAGTCAGAAGTTGGGTGCAAAAAAGATCTAGTGCTGGAATTGGGAATGGATATAATGATGAATTTATTTCTTTGTCTTGTTCTGAAGCATCACTTCCCGGTTCTTCATTAGCAACACACGAAATCAATAATGATTTTACTGGTGTTACGGAGAGACACGTTTATAGAAGACAATATGATGACAGATCTGACTTTACTTTTTATGTGGATCACGATTATAATGTTCTTCAATTCTTTGAAAACTGGATGTCATATATTGTTGGTGAAGAATTTGCTCAAGGAATAGAGAACAATAACTTTTCTTATAGAGTTCAGTTTCCAGAAGATTATAAAACAGAAATCTATGTTAAAAAATTCGAGAAAGATTATACTGGTAGAGTATTGCAATATAGACTTCTAAATGCATATCCTATTAGTATCAATTCAATACCAATCTCCTATGAATCGTCCCAGTTGCTAAAGTGTACCGTGTCATTTAATTACTCAAGATATATTATAGGTGGTGGAGAAAATATTGTTCCGCCTAGAGAATCCATTACTTTAAATCGTCCAAACGGAGAGCAAATAACTGTAGATGGTCTTGATGAAAATAGACCCTTACAAGCTCAACTTGCGGAGCAAGGATTTTTGACGGGAGGAACTAGAGAACAGCAATAAATAATCATACTGAAATTTCTATAGGTCATTATGCCTTTACCAAAGATCTCTACGCCAACATATGAGTTGGAACTTCCTTCTACTGGACAAGAAATTCAATACAGACCATTTCTAGTAAAAGAAGAAAAACTTCTTGTCCTTGCATTAGAAAGTGAGAACACAAAAGAAATCACAACAGCAATCAAGAATGTAATTAAGAGTTGCATTCAAACAAAAAATATTAAGGTTGAATCTTTACCTACTTTTGATATTGAATATCTCTTTTTGAATATTCGTGGTAAGTCTGTTGGGGAAGAAATTGAAGTTAATGTCATCTGTCCTGATGATGGTGAGACTTATGTTCCTGTGAAAATTAATATTGATGAAATTCAAGTTCAAAAGAATGAAGATCATAATAATAAAATTCAAGTAGATGATAATATTGTTATGCAAATGAAGTATCCTTCATTGGATCAGTTCATTAAAAATAACTTTGATTTTTCTGGTGATGCAAATATGGATCAGTCTTTTGATCTGGTTGCTAGTTGTATTGATAAAATCTTCAATGATGAAGAAGTTTGGACTTCTGGTGATGTAACTAAAAAGGAACTTATTGATTTTCTAGAACAAATGAACTCGGCACAATTTAAGCAGATTGAAAAGTTCTTTGAAACGATGCCTAAACTTTCTCATTCTGTAAAAGTTAAAAATCCAAAAACTGAAGTTGAGAGTGAAGTGATTCTTGAAGGGTTATCAAGTTTTTTCGCATAGGTATGGTCCATATGGACCTGGAAAACTTTTATAAGTTGAACTTTGCTTTGATGCAGTATCATAAATATTCATTATGGGAAATTGAACATTTGATGCCCTGGGAAAGGGATGTTTATGTTGCAATGTTGAAGAATTATCTGGAAGAAGAAAAATCAAAGCAGCAACAAAATGGATAAAGATCTGAACAACTTACTTACAGGAGCAGGTGACTCTTCAAAATCTGCTCTTGCTTTGTATGAAGGTGTGGGAGAATCAGATCTTGTTAGTGAAGAAGTAGATGAAAGAATTTTAAAACTTATTGGTTTAGATGATGTTTTTGATATTGACTATGGAACTTATGTTTCTCTTTTAAAAGAAAGATTAGTTGCATCTAGAAGTTTTGATAAGAAACTTTCTTCCGAAGAAGATGAGTTATTGGTTAAAGAATTTAAAAGAGTAAAGGGTAAAGTAGGAAGATTTAAACTAAAGAAGAAAAATATAACAGCAGAAAGTATTGGTACAACTGGTCCTATACAAATCTCAAGAGATAAGTTTTTTCTTGCAAGTAAAGCAATTGTTCCGACAACTGCTGGTCCAATGCAGGAATCTTCTAAAGATATAAAGGATATTGAAAAAGCACTAGATGATATTCTAAAAAGTTTAACCCTGCAAAATAAAGAAAAGAAAAAAAGAACAGACGAAGAAAGAAAAAAATCAGAAGACCGTAGGAGAAGACAAAGAGAGGGTGATTTAGAAAAACCACTGACTCAATTAAAGTCACTTGCAAAGAAAATCATTGCACCCGCACAGGGAATACTTGATCGTATCTTTAGGTTTATTAAGTTTACTTTATTGGGGTATGCATTTAATCAACTTGTAAAATGGTTTAGTGATCCCAAGAATGCAGATAAAGTAAAAGTTCTTGGTAGGTTCTTAAAGGATTGGTGGCCTGCATTATTATCTGCATATGTTTTATTTGCCACTCCATTTGGTAGGTTTATTCGTGGCACTTTAAAACTATTAAGGGGACTTATTCCCCAAATGGTTAAGTTCATTGCTAAACACCCTATTATTGCCGCTGCAACTGCTGCTGGTGTAGGTGCATATGTAATGGTCCAAAAGAATGAAGCATATCGTGATGAACTGAAAAAGACTGAACCTTCTATTGTTACACCAAAAGAAACTAAAGAAACTGGGAAAACGCCAGGAACACCACAACTACAGCAAGAACAGGTCTTCCAAAGAGGACTTGGTGGAATGTTTAATGGTGGTGGTTTGATTAAAAGAAAATCATTCTTTGGTGGTGGACAGGTACAAAAAGAACTGAATGTAAATGATATTGCATTTGAAGGCGGTGGTGGTGTTGATGATAGCAGTGGAATGAGAATAACTGGGGCAGGACCTGATACCCAGTTGATTGCTGCCGCACCAGGTGAAATAGTAATGTCTAAAAAGGCAGTTGATAAGTATGGTGCAAACTTCTTCTTGGATATGAATAAAAAGGCAGGTGGAACTAATATTCCAAAGATGGTGAATAATATTCAACTTGCTGCGGGTGGTGGATTAATCAAAAGAACTATAAAGTCATTCCAAGGTGGTGGAATGGTTGGTGGTGCATTAAATCAACTTGGTAGATTTCTTCCCGGAACTGGTAGCGTCATAGCACCAAGATATACTGAAATGGGTTTACAGAATAAGTTGCTTGGTATACCTCTGAATAGAAGAGTTGTCAATCAACAAGCAGGAGAAAGACTTTCTCCTAAAGCAGTTAATAGGTATAATCAAGCACCAACTGCTCCTAGTACTATAAGACCTTGGAGTGCTTTTGATTCAACTCAAGTTAGTGTTCCTAAACCAACAGGTACTTCTGGTGGATCTTTTGTCGGAAATGCTTTTAAGAACTTTGGGTCAAATGTAAAAACTATACAAGGTGCCGCAAAACGTCAGGAAGTAATGATGAGAGAAATGGGGTATGAACCAGATGGATATGTAAATCTTCGTGGACAACCAATGAATCTTGGTCCACAAAGTCGTTCTGTTGCTCCTGGTCCTCCAGTGACGGTATCTAAGACAACATACACAATTCTTCCTCCAATCAAAGCACCAAGTAAGCAACCTTCAATTGCAAGGGGTTCTAAAATACCCGAGTTTATTATCTCTAGTAATAATGATTCTAGATCAAAAATTGCTTCTTCATTAGGTATCGCAGATTTAGTGGGGGTAGCATAGAATGGCAACTATAGATTCCAAAAAACTTTTACCTTCAAGTAAAGAAAGCAGTGCAATAGAGAAACCAAAGTTTCTTGTACCCTTTAAAAGTATTTCAGTAAAAAAGATAACAGGTTCTGATCTAAAACCTGTAGATAAAGTAGGAACTGATGAACCTGGAAGTTTAGTTGTAGTTAAAAAAAAGATTGTAAGTTTAAGTAAGATAATAAACAACAATCTTTTACTTGATCAAAAGGAAGCATCTGCAAAAAGAAAAGAAGGAGAAAAATCTAAAAGAGAAAAGAGAGAGAAAGATCTAGAGCAAAAAGTTAAAAAAAATAATATTAAACCAGACCTGATAGGATCAATTCCAGGGCAAAGTATTTTTGATAAGATTAATCGTTTTATTGGATTTACTTTACTTGGTTATTTGTTTAATCAGTATGGTCAACTACTTCCCAAACTTATGGAGTTTGGAAAAGTTCTTGAACCTGTTGGTAAATTTGTTGAAGGGTTTGCTAAAAATTTACTCAAAGGTGTAGTTGATTTTGTTGAGTTTGGTTATAAAGCATACGATCAAACAAGAGACTTTGTTAAACAGATTGGTGGCGAAGGAGCACAAAAAACCTTTGATGATTTCTCAAAGAACTTAAATCTTTTATTGAATGGTGCGATTGGTGCTGCAATGTTGATTGCAAGTACTGCACCCCCAAAAACAACTCCAAAAGTTGGATTTGACAAAATTGGAAGAAAAATCGGACAAGATACGCAAAAAAGATATTTGGAAAGATATGGAGAGAAAAAATTTGTAGAAAGATTTGGAAATAAAAATTTACAGAAACTTGCCACAAAAAAGGTGACTGAGGGTGCTGCAAAAGGAGCAGCAAAACAAGTAGCAACTCAGGGGGCAAAACAATCTTTGAAATCATTGGTTGCTGTTCCAGTTATTGGATCTTTGATTGGTTTTATTATTGATACAGTTGTCTTCCGCGAAAAACCATCCAGAGCGGCTGCGGGTGCAGTTGGAAGTGCCATAGGTCAAGGAATTGGTATTGCTCTTGCTGGAGGAACAACATTTGGTCTTGGTGCTGGTGTTGGAATGTTCGTTGGTGGTTTTGCTGGAGATTGGATTGGTAAAGCATTATATGACACTATTGTTAGTTATAAAACAGAACCACTTCAAGCAAAGGCACAGGGGGGAACTGTTACTGGAAGTGGTCAGTCTACCGTTACGTCGTCAAGAAAACTTAAAACTAGACCAAAGAAAACTACGCCAAAAATTCAATCACAAAAAACGCAACCAGGAAAAGATGCTGGTGGTAAGTTGAGAATTGAAGAGTTATATGGTAAGGATGAACCTGGAAAGAGAAGTGCATTAAGAGCACTGAAGAAGAGTTCTGAAGATGTGAAAAAGATGAGATCTATCAATGGACTTACTGGTGCAATGTTTGGTGCCGGTATTGATATGGCACTTGGACAAAAACCAGATAAGAAACTTGCAAGATCAATTGGCGATGTATTTGGTTCAGTTATTCAGAATGCAGTAAACGCTGAACTTAGCAGTTCTTTTGGTGATATTTCTAAAACTATTGCTATGGCAAGTGGTGGAGTTGTCCCAACAAGAGAAATTGGAAGTGGATTAAGTATTGGCGAAAGAATAGGGAAGTTTATTTCTAGTGCCCTTGCGATTTCTATTGAGAGTTCTGCATCAAGAATACTTCAGAATTTAAATAGAGAATTAAATTTAGAGGGAGGTCCTCCAGGAGGAGGTCCTAGTGGAGGTGGTGGTGATGGTGCAAGTCCAAGTGTCAGCAGTGATAGTGCAGATTTTTGGTTGTTATCTTTAATTTCCTTATATGAAAATGCAAATCCACAAGGTGCTGCAGATGTTGCACAATCAATCTATAATAGAATGGGATATAGTGGAAGAAACGCAAGACAAATTATTCTTGCAAGAAATCAGTATCAACCAGTAGGAAAATTTGGATCTGTGTCAGAATGGAATAAAGTTATTGATAAAGAAACAGCACTTGCTCATATTAAAAAATATCCAGGTAATGCTGCTAGTGCTTCTGGATTAGAAAAGGTTGCTGCTGCTTTATTGGACAAATCTATGCAACAGAGATCTGCAAAGTGGATTGGTAATAGACCAGATTTTAGAAGTGATGGATATGAATCCTCTAATGATGAAATGACTGATGACATTAGTAGATATGGACAAACTTTTGGATTTAATAAAGGTAGTGCATATAAAGGTAAATCTCCAGTTGCTCAGAGAATTCCAAGTTTAGTGAAAGGAACAGTAGATCAACTTAAACCTAAAGGACTTCCTTTGACTGGAGAAAATGGAAGATTAAAACCTTCGCAACTTACCAGAGTTGGAACTTTAATAGGAGGTGTTGATTATCAAGATTGGTATGGTAATGGTGCATATTTAAGAAATGATGCAGCGGCCGCTTTCTTGGCAGCAAAAGAGCAAGCCAAAAAAGAAGGCATAGCAATACCCATTACTAGTGCATATAGAAGTTTGGAACATCAGAGAGCGATTCAAGGAAAATATTCTGTTGTTGCTGCCCCAGGAACATCTAGGCACGGTGAGGGTACTGCTTTGGATATTCAAACCGGAACTGCTGGGTATTCCTGGTTTGTTCAAAATGGACCAACTTATGGTTGGCGTTATATGGCAATACCTGGAGATCCAGTTCATTTTGAATATGTTGGTGGATTTACTCCATCAAAAAAACAAAACCAAGTAAAACTTTCTCCAATTTTTAACAGAAGTCAAGCATCATTGGCACCAAATCAACCAACATCTACTTCAGTTGCCTTTGCAAATAATAGCACCTCAAAAACAGACACATCCGCAAAAATTATTACCAGTGCCGTCGCTATTCTTCCAATAGAAGTCTCTATGGAAAGTTTCGCGTGAGTTGCGTAAATAGTAGTACGATAAAAAATAACTATGTCGGGAAGTAAAAACGCATCAACATCAAATTTATTTGAAATATATTCAAATACTGAGGGAACTTCTTTTGATGTAAGAACTGGTGCTCCTAGAATTGAATATCGTGAAAGTATGATTGATGAAACTGTTCGCATCAGTGCTGCTATAGTTGACACTGGAGAGGGTGGATGTTCTGCTGCAGAAGCACTTAAACTTCAGGGTGGGGAAAAAGTTTCTTTTAAATATACTGATAATGTTGGAAATGTTTTAGATTTTTCTGATGGCAATTCTTTAAGATTGTCTAATAAAAGTTTGGAGATAAGATCTTTTAAGTCCTCTAGTTTTATTGCACAAATTGTGTCAAAAGAATGCTTGGACAATAAACTTTTAAAAAATAGAGTTCTTCGCGCATTTAGTGGAAAAATATCTAAAACGGTGAAAGATATATTAGAAAAAGATTTAAAAACTGATAAACCTCTCTTTATTAGCGAAACTCTTAATCAATTTACAGGAGAGGGTTTGCGGAGAAAACCGCTTGAGGTAATACTTGAGCTTCAAACAATGGCAGTTCCAACTGTTACTGGAGATAGTCCAAAGGGAGGAAAAACTGCTGGATTTTTCTTTTGGCAAACTTCTAAAGGGTTTTATTTTAAGTCTGCAGATGAAATTTTTAATAATAAACCAGTTAAAAAATACATTTATAACTTTAAAGTTGATGAACAAATCCCAGCAGGATATACTGATAAAATTTTAGATGTCAATGTAGTAAGAGTTGCTGATGTTGAAGGGCAACTAGATCACGGAGCTTTCGGTACAACAACAGAGACATTTAATTTCAGTGACTTGACTTTTAACGTAGATTCCCCATTGATTGCTGATGGTGCTGGAAAAGTTTTGGCGGGACTGGATTTACCTAATTTGGGAAACTATTCTACAGAACCAACAAACTTTTACACATCACCAAAATCTATTGGTATGGCATATGGTGTAGAGGATTCTTTAGACAAGAAGTTAGAAAAATCTAAAGAGGAAAACTTAGTTGTTTCTGAAACAATAGGGCAAGCAGTTCAGAACTATCGCCAAAGATTAAACTTTATGACTGAAATCAAAATACCAGCAGACTTTAGTTTACACGCCGGTGATATTATCCAATGTGACCTGCCAGAACTTTGCTCAAAAACTATTCCTATGAGAAGTCCCAAAGATAGTGGTATATATATGATATTGGAGTTATGCCATTACATTTCTCCCACACAAACTTACACTGGATTATCTTTAGTTAGAGATTCCTTTGGAGTAAAAGTTTAAGGTAACCTAAAATGGAAAGATCACTTCAACAACACATTAATAATGATAAAGACGAACTTGACAATCCCAGTACGAGTTCGCAGAGAAGAAGACATTTAGAAGATGAACTTGATTCATTAGAAAAATATCAAGTCAATCATCCAGATGATGATCACGACCCAACACCTTTAGAATTGTACTGTGACGAAAACCCCAATGCTCTAGAATGTAGAGTATACGAAGATTAATAATGAATAGAATGTATTTGTCAGAATCTGAATATCAAAGATTTCTTCTGGAAGAAAGGTTTATTTTTATTGGCATTGCTCAATTGGTTGATGGAGAAACTCACGAAAAGGGTGCTGTCAAAAATTATGGTAATGAAAAAGGAAAGGCATCCTATGGGTGGGGAGAGAGATATCAATTTAGAATTTGCTCTAGAAATGATAAAGAAAGAAAAGATAAAGATTTACCTTGGGCAAGAAGAGTAACAAGTTTGCCATCGGGACAAGCAGGGGTACAAGTGTATGTACCTCTATCTCCTGGCACTTTTGTTGAAATATATCAAAATAATATGAGCAAGGAGTATGTAATTGGTGGTGTAATCAATAGTGCTGTTTGTGAGTTTGAGAAAAATAAAAAAGGCAAAGACGATAAAGGTTGTATTCCAAAATCTGGATTCGTACCTTCTCGTGGTTTTGTTGCTGTACCTTCTGGAAATATTGATGGATCTAAAGTTGTAAACTTGAATGGTGCAGGTGCAGATTGTAGTTTTTCAGAGTCTGACAAAAATTTTGACTTAGCAAAAGGATCTGAATATTTTCCATCTTCTTGTAAACCGTTTGATAGTAATGCTATCAATAACGGTCTTAAAAATATGAAGAAGGACATTGAGGATTTAAGAAATAAACTAAATGGTCCTAATAGTGCTCTTACAAATGCAGAAAACTTTTTAAACGAAGCACAAGCAAAAATAGGTCAATTTGCTGATAAGATAACTGGATATGTAAAGTGGTTGATTGGTTATATAAAGGACCTTGTTGTTAGAGGAGTTAACTGGGCTCTTAATAAAGCAAAAGCGGCAGTACCTTTAAATCACAGATTTCAACTACAAGATAAAAAAACAAAAGCAATTGACTTGATTCTTTGTTTGTTTAATAAAATTTTGGATAATCTTTCGGGATTAATAGAGCAATTCTTAACCTCTATTGCTAACCGTTATATTAATATGGCAACATGTGCAGTTGAAAAGTTTTTGACTGAACTGATTGGTCAAATTATTGGACAGATATTGTCAGCAGTGAATGGAATATTAAATGCTGTTCTCGGTACTATCTCCGCCATTAAAGGATTAATTGATTCTGTTCTAGATGCTATTACTTCACTGTTAGATTTTCTTTCTTGTGATGCAAAGGCAGAATGTGCTGGAGTTACTGAGTGGAGTTTCTTGGAAGGGGCACCAGCACCTGGTCTTTCTTTGGATATTGGTAGAATCACAAGTGCTGCAAAATCAATTATATCTTCTGCAACTTCTATAGTTGATCCAAATAACTTTAAGTTTAATCTTGACATCAACTCATTGATTGTTGGTGTAGGTGACGCTTGTAATGTAGGTCCTATTCTTTGCGGTCCTCCTAAGATTACTTTTTGGGGAGGTGGTGGAAGTGGTGCTACAGGCAATGCTATTGTTGGTGCTGCTGGAGATATTTTAGGTATTGATCTTGTTTCTACTGGATTTGGATATACGAAAGCACCTTTTGTAAATATTGAAGACTCTTGTGGAAGAGGTAAAGGTGCTACTGCTGTTGCTGTAGTTGGTAAAGTTCCTTATGTTCCTCCTCCTGGTATTGGCACTGATGGTGGTACTGAAACTGGGGGAGGAACCACTGTAGGTACAGGAACTGGCACTGGCACTGGCACTGGTGCGGGTATTGGTCCAAAACCAGGAGATCTTGTGGATGGAATAGTCGATATTGTTGTTCTTGAAAATGGATTTAACTATTTGAAAAAACCCGATGGTAGCGTTGGTGGCGACGGAAGAACTTGGGCAACTAGATGTCAATCAAAGATTAGAAGAGTGGATGAAACTTGGGATTATCCATATAACCCAGGCGAAATAATGAATATTAAAGCGGGAGATTACATACAACTTGCGGGAGAAAATCCTTATATCTCAGCAGAGGATATTTCTCTTACTGCTCCACCTTGTCCACCTGAAGATACTGTAGGACCAACATCTGGTGTTTATCCTGTAATTATTGAGTTGGTTGGCGCTGAGATTGTTAATCCTGGATTTGGATACGAAGACGGAGATAAAATTGCTGTAACACCAGACAAGGGTGCAGTTCTAACGCCTAAGTTTGGATACAATGGTCAACTTATTGGTGTTACTGTCGAGTCAACGGGACTTGGTTACACGTCCATTCCTGATATTAACATAGATAGTCTTAATGGATATAATGCCATCGTTAAACCGATATTTAGAGTTGTGAAAGATGCAAACGTAGAAACATTGAAAGATAGAGGTGTGGGACTTGTTAATGTAGTTGACTGTGTAGGTAAACCTTTATGACAGATACAAAAACAAGTTGGGACTATTCTAGAATAGGAACAACCCAAGGTGAGATAAGATTTGGTGACGTTCATTTTGACGGAACAAAACTTGCTGTTTTAATCCGAAATGTAAATGCAGCAAAGGCATTTGACCATTCTACAGCGTTTATTAGTTCCGGTAAGTTTAGTGGTTCTACATTAAATCAATCTCCTGGGGCATATCAAATCATCTGTGGAACTACACCTGTTGATGGGGTTTCATTTGTCACCTATGCAAAAAATGGTGATATGATTATTGGAGCTCCGAATGGTAGAATCAGAATCTTTGCAAAAGATATTGAGTTGATTTCTACTGGCAACAGTAACACAACTGGATTTGTTCAAATTGTTGCTAATGGTGGAGTTGATATTACCTCAAAAGCAAATGTAAACATAGAGGCATCATCAAATATTAATATTGCTGCAGAGAGACAAGTTCAAGTTGCCTCTCCTGGGAATATTAAAGTTAGGGGTCCTGGTAGTTGGTTTGATGAATGTGATTTTGTATTTGGACCTATATCTGGTGTTATTACTGAGTTGCAATTTTTAGATGGTTTGAAAAAGTTAATTGGAAGTTTAGGAGGATAAAATGCCAGAAATCGGAAATCTTGTTATTGGTGGACAACTTCAAACTACACCAAACCTTCCTGGAGGAGCTCTTGGACCACCTGCAACTGTACTTGGAGGTAGTGCTGCTGGACCACCAATCAATGGTAGTTTTTGGACGGAGGGACCGATGTTGGTTGGTTCTCCAATCTCTTACCCACTTCCAAGACCTTCTGCAACTTTGATGATAGGTAGATCTAAAAACTACCTAGCACCAGAACTAAATGCATTGCCTATTGTACAGGTAACCAGTCTGGGGGCTGCACCTACTCCAACTGATCTTTTGATTGGAGATCCGTCAGGACCTGTAGGACTTACTGCTACTCTTGCGCCAAAAGTTACTGTTACTGTTCTGGGAAAGACAACTTATAGTGCGATTAAAACTACAGGATCTGGAATATTATCTTGGAGTGGAAAAAAGGTTACTGTAAATGCAAAAACATTTTTTAATGGTAAAAGCACTACGACTGGTAAGAAAGTTATTAATGGTGCAACAAAGATCAATGGATACTTAACTGTCACGGGTGGTTGTAAAATTGGCGGTTTCCTTAAATTTGCCGGTTCAATTGTTGGTACTACTAAAAAGTTTGATATTCCACATCCAACTATAGAGAATCACCGATTAGCACATTCTTGTATTGAAGGTCCAGAAAATGGAGTTTACTATAGAGGAAGACTTACTAACTCCAATGCAATCAATCTACCTGATTACTGGAGAGGACTAGTAGATCCAGAAACAATTACTGTTACATTAACTCCGCACGGTTCATATCAAGAGTTATATGTAAAGAGTATTGAATGGGGTACTAAAGTTAATGTGTTAAATAATTCTGGTGGACTTATTGACTGTAGTTATACAGTATTTGCAAAGAGAAAAGACGTTGCAGATTTAGTCGTTGAATATGAAGGAAATGAACCAAAAGAATGGAGTATAGTAGGAAAGTAAATTATGGATCCTAGATATTATTCGGTTGTCAATGACGATTTAAAGGTTAAGTTAGACGATTCTTATGCTGCTATAGAAGATTCAACAGAAGCAATTATTGAAGCAGATGCAACAAAGGGAGCATATGATGATATTATAACTTCGTTAGATGTGGATATTTTTAATGAAGTTCAAAGTGTAAACTCAAATATCGTTGATGTTGCGAGTGCATATCAAGATAGAATCAATGTTGGTTGTAGAACTGATGTATTTTGGAGACTGACTGGAACTGCAGGAACAACTTATACTTTAGTAGCAACTCAACTTTCTCTTGCTGGTTATGCAGGAACTCTTCCTAGTGTTGAGTATTTTAATGGTACTGGATTTGTAACTTACAGTAACTACAGCACGTTTGGTTTCAGCACAGAAAGTGCATACGGTGTTAAGTATTATAATGAACCAGTAACAGAAGATTTTGAAGACACTTTTGTTACTAGTTTTATTGGAACAATTTCTACTGGTTCTAATAAACTCGTTGCCTTATCAGTTGTAGGTTCTTCTTCCACGATTGGTATTACTACGGGACAGTTGGTTACATCATCAAAGACTGGCGTTCTTCCATCTTCAAGCAATATTGTAGGTATTGGAACAACCACATTATCCCAATCTATTCTTGGTATTTCTACAGAATCTCCAGTTACTATTTTGACATTAGACACTACAGCAACTGGTATTGCATCTGCACCAGAATCTGATGGATCTTATGCGACCTTCACTGTTTCAAAATCAACAACACAATTTACGTATGATGATTATGAAATATCTTCAGAAAGTGATCCATTTATTCCACAAACGATTGGAATTATGACAACGGGTGATATTGGTATTGGTGTATCAATTAAATATGACAACTCTGGATATCTTTCTAATCCCATTTCTTGGAATCCAGATGCTGTTGATGAAGAAGACCCAAATACCTTTGAACCTAATGTTGGTGCTGGTACATATTATCTAACGGTTGGGTTCTCCTCTTATCCAGTTACTTTAAGTGGACAAAGAGTTTCTGTTGGATTTGTCACTACTGTCGATGCAACTCAATTTAGTGGCATTCTTTCGGCAACTTCTGCTTGCCCAACCCAAGAAACAAACCTAACTAATGCGATTAATACCCTAAATACTGCGAAGACCAATATAACCTCTGGTATTAGCACACTTAACTACAAAATAGATGTTGCAAATACCTTTAGGGAACAAAGAAAAGAATATCAATCAGAAATTTGGGGATTGAGGCAACAAATCGCATCATACCGTGCTGATATTATTAACTACGAAAAAGCACTCAACTATCTTGGTGTATCAACAGTAACGAATGTAATCTTATGAAATTTCAACATCCAATAGACAAGTCTAAAACTCTTCACTATGAACATCCACTGACAAATAAGCACCTTGTATTCACTCAAGGTCGTATTTCCAGTGGAAAATATATTCAACTTCCACCTGAATGGGAAGGTTTGATCAATCCATCAACGATTACTGTACATCTGACGCAAGTTGGTGCAGATCAGTCACTTGTTGTAAAAAGGATTGAAGACCTTAAGGTATATTTGAGCACTAATGGTATGCCACCAAACTGTTACTATTTGGTGTTTGCCGAAAGACGCGACCTCCCCCGATCCGAAACCCTTGACACGGACCTCTGACCGTGCTATGATACTTGGGTAATCAACGGACGACCGAATGCAAGACGAGTACCTCTCACGCTGCGTGGTGGACCCTATCAAGCGAACTGTGTACCTGTACTCCAGTGAGGGTTCAGAGAAGCAAGTGACCTGTGATACGGTAGATGAGTTTATGAATGTGCTAGATTTCGTTCGTGCTACAGTGGATGAAGAGACTCTCTCATACGCAAATCCACTTTAAGTTCCATTTTAGGTCCAAAAAAATCCCCGGTAAAAAATGCCCCTATTACTTTTTTGAAAAGTATGCCTTATAAGATTTCATACAAAGACCTCAAAGAGGAACCAGTTAAGACAACTCCAGAAAACGTAAAAGAGGCAAATGAAGCACTCTTTGCAGCAAAATGGAATCTCCCTAAAGCAGCAAAACACTGTGGAATGTCACAAAAAGAAATGAAGTTGACATTCTGGGAGTTTATCAAGTATAATCCTACTACTTACGAAGCGTAAGTTTTTTCTGCGAGTATGGTGGAATCGGTAGACACACCAGACTTATGAAAATTGAGCCTCATTTAGGAAACTTTATGAGTGTAATTCCTCAAATTCGGTGAAACCTGTAAAATGGCAATACCGAGCCAAGCATCGCAAGATGAAGGTGTAGAGACTAGACGGGGAACACCTAAACCAAAAGGTATGGTGAAGGTATAGTCCAGACCACAAACCGAAAGGGTAGTGAAAACTATAGTGGTACGAAAATCTGTTGGGCGTATGCCCGTGGGAGTTCAAGTCTCCCTACTCGCACTGGAGGTTTATCCTCTAAATAAACAAAAGAAAGGACTATTCTATGAAATACAGAATAGATGCCAGATACGTTTGGTATAATCGCGGAACTCAAATAGTTCTAATGTATTTCATAAATCAAATTCCTTTTACTTTTGACGATTTGCCAGATGAATCAATATTCGATTTGGAATTAATCGAATTAGCAGATAACGAAAGAAGATTTGAACCAGAAGACCTTTATCAAGCATCATATTACTTAATGCTTGAAGAGTGTCATCCTCTCTTATATGAGTTGGAACTGGAAAATCCAGAAATGTTACCTGCTGACTAATTTGCCTCTAAAGCATTAAGTGGCGATGTACCGCTCTTGTAAAGCGGAGAGGACGGTTCAATTCCGTCTGGGGGCTTGAGTTCTATAAAACTCCAAAATGTCACTTATTTCACAACAAGACCGTCAAATGGTCATTGAAGCACTTGAATATTATGTTCAAAAACTTAAGGACGATAATTGCACAACTGCTTCCATCACAGCATACCAAACACTCCTTAACTGGGTTGAACTGGAGCATTTCAAAAATGAAGATAACAATTTGGTACTGTGAGTCTATGAATCAGTGGCGGTGGACACTCTGTGACTCTTCACGCCCTATTCGTAGACAAGAATCTGGTCAAAGACCATTCATTCGTGATGCAATGGAAGATATTGCAAACACTATAGAATATATGCTTGAGTGCAAACAACTAGAATGAAGTCTGACTTCTATATTGATAAGATTTCTAAAAAAGAAGCAGAAAAACTTTTACTTCAATATCATTACCTTAAAGACATTTCCAAAACATTTAAGAGTGGTTGGAACTATGGACTTTTTAAGAAGAATGAGTTCTCTCCTTTAAATATTGGAGGTTCACTTGGAGTTTGTATTTTTACTGGACTGCCAGTACCTGAAATTGCAAAAGGTGCTTTTGGACTTGAACGAAATGAACAACAAGGACTCTTTGAACTCTCAAGACTTTGCATTGAACCTAGTACGCAGTCAGAAGAATATAACATCACTTCTTGGTTTGTGTCACAGTCGATTAGACAATTTCGGAAAGATACTGAAGTTAAAGCAATCCTTTCTTATGCTGATTCAGATCACCATTCTGGTACAATTTATCGCGCTTGCAACTTTAAGTATTACGGTCTCACGGATAGAAAAAAAGATTTCTATTATTCAGACGGAACTAAACACTCTCGTGGAAAAATAAAAGGTTCTGAAGGAGAATGGAAAGAAAGAAGTAGAAAACATAGGTACTTGATGGTGTTTGATAAGCAACTTCAAGATAAACTAAACTGGAAAGAACAAAAATATACTAATAAAACTGACTCATAAATACTCAAAATTATTCAAAATTATGACTGAACAACAACAACATTTATCCCAAGCACTTGAACAACAAAAAGATGTTGTCAATGATATTAACAATCTTACAAATCAACTGACAGTTAAAAAAGAACTTGCCCTTAAGCTTCAAGGTATTATTGAATATCTAGATCAGATTGGTGTGACACTGCCAGATGAAGACGAAGAAGAAGCAGAAGAAGAAGAAAGTGCTTGACACCTTACAAATCTATGTTATAATATAAGAGCGATACAATTCGCAGTGACCCAAAAAGTGTGACTTCAAAACCCTCTTCTAGAGGGTTTTGTTGTATGTAAATACCAATAATAGATGGTGATAAATAATCTATAACGGAACTTATAAAAAAATAAAATGGGATTAAGTCGTCTTGATAATTTTCTCAAAAACACCAGAGGGGAAATTTTATATGTAGATCCTTCAAATGCAGATTCCACTGATTCTGTAGAAAATCGTGGAAATAGTTTAACGCGACCATTTAAAACCATTCAAAGAGCACTGATTGAGGCAGCAAGATTTTCATATCAGCGTGGTTTGGATAATGATAGATTTGGTAAGACTACCATTATGCTCTATCCCGGAGAGCATATTGTTGATAACCGTCCTGGATGGATCCCATTAAACCCGAACGGTGGAACATTCCAGACAAGATCTGGTGAGGTTGCAACAGACTTTCAACCATTTGATTTAACAACAAACTTTGATGTTAACTCCGAAACTAATATTCTTTATAAGTTTAATAGTATTCACGGTGGTGTTATTCTTCCTCGTGGTACTTCTCTTGTTGGTCTTGACTTAAGAAAGACAAAAATTCGTCCAAAGTATATTCCAGATCCACAGAACGCAAATATCGAAAGAGCAGCAATCTTTAGACTAACTGGTATATGTTATCTGTGGCAGTTTAGTGTTCTTGATGCAGATCCAAATGGTTCTTGTTATAAGGATTATACTGGAAACTCATACGTTCCTAACTTCTCTCACCATAAACTCACTGCATTTGAGTATGCAGATGGTGTGAATAATATTAATATTGATGATGCATTCTTAACGTATTCATCAAATAAAACTGATCTTGATGCATACTATGAGAAGATTGGTATTGCATATGGTCCTTCAAGTGGTAGAGAGATTCCACCCGAAACCACTGGTTCACCACTTGATATTCAACCAAAGATTGATGAGTTTCGTATCGTTGGATCAAAAGGTGGTAATGTTGGAATCACAAGTATTAAAGCAGGTGATGGAGTAGTATCAACTAATGCCATTACTGTCACACTAGAACCAAATACACTAGGTCTTGATGTAGACACTCCGATTCGTATTGAAGGTATTAATGCTACTGGTTATGATGGTCAGTATGTTGTTAGTGAAGTTCTAAGTTCTACTCAAATCAAATATCAAGTATCAAACCCACCAGTTGCGGCACTTCCTGCTGTAACTGGTTCAACTCTGAATATTACTGTTGATACTGTTACATCAGCATCTCCATATGTCTTTAATATTTCATTGCGTTCTGTTTATGGAATGTGTGGTCTTCACGCTGATGGAAGTAAGGCAGATGGATTTAAGTCAATGGTTGTGGCACAGTTCACAGGTATTGGTCTTCAAAAAGATGATAATGCATTTGTAAAGTATAATACTTCATCTGGTCTTTATGAAGATAATACTGTAAGTGGTAATGAGAATATTCATACTGACTCTAGGGCAAGATTTAAACCAGAATATGAGAACTACCACATCAAGTGTTCTAATGATTCTTTCATTCAGGTAGTTTCCGTTTTTGCGATTGGTTATGCACTTCACTTTGTGACTGAAAGTGGTGGTGACCAATCAATCACAAACTCCAACTCAAACTTTGGCGCAAAGTCATTAGTATCTTCTGGATTTAGAGTTGATACTTACCCAAGAGATGATGTTGGTTACATTACACACATCATTCCACCAAAAGAGTTTGAAGTTACTGAAACTGCACTTGAGTTCTCTTCAATCGATGTAACAAAAACTGTTGGTATTGCATCAACTAATAGACTTTATCTTTATAATGAAATCAACCAATCTATTCCTCCCGACAATGTTATTGAGGGATATCGCATTGGCGCAAAGACAAACGATCAACTGAATGTTCTTCTATCACAAGCAGGACTTACAACACAGTACTCGGCAAGAGTCATTATGCCAAGTACTCAATACAGTGGAAATGAAATATCTTCAGAGAAATCATATCGTATTAATATCAGTGGTAGTTCCAATGATATTTCAAGTAACATTATCACTTTAACAACAACACATTCACTTACTGATGGCGAAACTGTAAGAGTCATTAGTAGCACTGGTCAACTTCCAGATGGATTAACTGCAAATCAAGTTTACTATGCAATTACTAGTGGTTTATCTTCTAACCAAGTTAAGTTAGCACAAACACTGAATGATGCTCTTGATGGTTCTGAAATTACTATCAATAATAAAGGTGGTATTCTAACACTCGTAAGTAGAGTATCTGATAAGAACTCTGGTGATATTGGTCATCCTATTCAATATGACACCGTTCAAAGTCAGTGGTATATTAATGTTGGAACAGCAGCAACAGATAATAACATCTATTCTACATTAGTTGGTCTTGGCACTGCTGGTCTTGGTGCCGCAACTCCAAGATCATTCATCATTCGTAAGTCAGACACAAGACCACTGAATGATTCTATCTATAGAGTTCGTTATGTCATTCCAAAAGATTCTGCAACAACTGCAAGACCACCATCGGATGGATTTATTCTTCAGGAATCTAGTTCTACACTAGGATCTACAAACACTGAAATCGCATATCAGTTTAATCCATCGCCTGTTACGATTGCAAACGTAACTAATCTAAGAAACCAAAGGATTATTGCTAATGCAACTTGGGATGGAAGCAGTGTTAATGTCATTACTGAACTTCCTCACGACTTAAGTGTTGGTTCCGAAGTCAAAGTTGTAAATGTAACTAGTACTGGAAACCTTGCTGGTGCTGCTAATTCTGCATATAACGGAACATTTACAGTTGCTGGAATCAGCAGTTCCAAGCATTTTAGTTATGCTCTTACTTCCAATCCCGGAACTTTCACTAACAATAGTTCTGATCGTACAACATCTCTTCCATATTTCCAAAGAAAGAGATATAATAACACATATTTGATTTATAGAACACAAGAGATTAAGAGATATATTAAGAATGAGCAAGATGGAATTTATCATCTCACATTAGTTAACTCATCTAACTCACCAAACGTATCTCCATTTACTAATCTTAAACTTCTTCAGCCAGTTACAAATCTTTATCCACAATTAAATAGAGATAATCTTGTTTCTGACCCAGAACAATCTACAAGTTATGCACTTCCTGAACCAATCGGTCAGGTTGTTATTGATGAACCACAACACAGTCTCACAAAAGAAACAATTCAAAAAGCAATTGGAGACTTAAATGTTGGATTCGGTATTACTAATGTAGTGTCAAATGCTGTAGGAACTGCTCATACTATCTTCTCTGAGGTTGATCACGGTCTAAACAGGGCAACTGGTTTAAGTATTGTTTCTGGTGGTTCTGGTTATGGTGCGGGTGTAGGTACAGAATATTATTACAATGCCAAACTTGTAGGACAAAGTGGGACAGGTCAAAATGCAACTGCAAGAATTAAAGTTGAATCTGGTGTCATTACTGGCATCAAGATTATGGATGGAGGTAGTGCATTTGGTGTAGGAAATACTCTTGCCGTTGTTGGTGTTGCAACTACTGCAGGATATTCTATTGGAGTCGTAAATGTAACATCAATTTATAACAACACTGATGAGATCATAAAGGTTAGTGGAATCTCATCTCTTGGTTATAAGTCTTATAATACTCTTTATCGTATTAGTGGTGTTACTGCTGGTAACTCAAGACAAGTAGAAGTTGCTCCTATTTCTACAGTAAGTCCTGCAGCACAATCTGGTCTTGGCGCATTAATTACTACTGATGCTACAGGTTCTCTAGTTGGTAAAGCAATCGGTGTTTCTTCTCTGACTTATAATGCAACAACTGGTATTGGAATTGTTACTACATCTAATAATCACGGTTTCCAAGTTAACAATGTTATTTCTCTAGGTGGTGCTACTAACTCGCTTTATAATGGATCATTCACTGTAAAGCAAGTCAATGGACTAACTTCATTCTCTATTAATGTTGGAGTTGGTACAACCGCACCTGTTGGATCTGGCACAATTTATGCTTATAGGAGAGGTGTTGCTTCAAACGCAGGAATCATATCTGTTGATAATGAAAATATTGGTGGACGTTTAGTTGCCAAGTATGATAATGTAACGACTCTACTTTCTGCTGCTATCACTGGTCCTACTGTCGGAACTATTACGATCCCAGTATCTGGTCTTGACCTCAATGTTGGAGATTATCTCGAAATTGATGATGAGATTGTAAGAATCAAAACAACAGTTACGAGTGATGTAGTTTCAGTTTATAGAGGTGTTCTTGGAACTCCAAGTGCTGCTCATTTATCTGGTGCAACAGTTAGAAGAATCAGACCACTTCCCGTTGAGTTAAGAAGACACTCCATTATTCGTGCATCTGGTCATACATTTGAATATGTTGGTTATGGTCCTGGTAACTATTCAACTGCATTCCCAGATCGTCAGGATCGTCAGATTTCACCACAAGAAGAACTGATTTCACAATCATTTAAGTCTGATGGTGGTATTAACTTCTTCACTGGAATGAATGACAAGGGTATTTCATACTCTGGCAATAAGAAGTTAAGCACAATCACTGGACAAGAAGAAATCTTTGACACTCCAGTTCAAACTGTAACTGGAGAGGACATTACAATCCAATCTTCTATTAATGTTATCAACCCAGTAGAAGGTAACTTCAGTAACTCAATCCGTGTTGAAGGTGGTCCAAACAATAAGGTTGTTTCTAAGTTTGATGGTCCAGTAGTCTTTACAAATAAGATTACTTCAACATCATCAAAGGGAATGGAGGCAACTTCACTCTTCTTGCAGGGTGATGCAACTGTTTCTAGAAAGTATACTGTTGGTATTTCGACTCCAACAAATGCGGGTAACCCAGGAGATGTTGTTTATCAAGCAACTCCAGAAAGTGGCGGAACTGCTGGATGGATCTATACTGCTGACAATAACTGGAGAAGATTTGGTCCAGTAAGTACTTCAACGACTAGCATTAATCTTACTGTTAATACTATTACATCCAACTCATTTATTGGAACATTTAGTGGTGATGGTTCTGGACTGACTAATGTTTCTGATATTTGGAGAACTGATGCTGTTGGTATTCATACATCAACTCCAATTGGTATTGGTACTACGGGTGCAAAAGCAGGTTTTGGTCTTTATGTCGAAGGAAGTACTTCAATCAATGGTACATTGAGAGTTTATGAAATTATTGAAACTGCTACTATTAGTGCTGGCATTCTAACTGCAACGACTGCTCAGAATATTGATTTGGGTGATAATAATGTTTATTACTTCACTTCAGAGGCACAAGGCAACTGGACATTGAACTTTAGAAGTAATGCGTCACAAACTCTAAATGATTTCTTAAATATTGGTGAGTCAATGACCGTTGCTGTAATGACAACTCAAGGTTCAACGCCATATTATAATAATGGTGTTCGAATTGATGGTGTTGCTCAGACAGTTAAATACTATGGTGGGGTTCCAATTACTTCAGGTAATGCTAATTCAATTGATTTGTATACCTATGTTATTATTAAGACCGCAGTAAATACATACACAGTTCTTTATTCACAATCTCAATACAGTTGAGGAGAAAATAAATGAGTCCACTTTTAGGTGCCCTAGGCGATTCATCGGAATATGCCTATAGAGGAACACTTGATGATGTACCTACTGATTTTAACTTTACTAACTTGACGAATGTGGATCCTGGTGTAGCACATACAACAGGTCCAATCACAATCACAGGTATTAATAATAGAGTAAGAGTTTCAGTAAGTGCAGGTGCATCAATCGCTGTTAATAGTGGCATCTTTACAAGTGGACCCAGTTTTATAAGAAGTGGCGATACAATTGCCCTTTATATTCCAACAACTTCTGGATCTGATACTGATTTTGATAAAACTTATTCTGCAACCGCAACAGTCGGAAAAACTTCAAAGGTTTGGACTGTAAGAACAAGAGATAAAGACTCTACTCCAGATGCTTTTACTTTCACAAATTCTGAAAACCAAGAATTGGGTATTACTTCAACAAGTAATACTATCACAATTTCTGGTTTAGATTCTACAGTTCCTTCAAATGCAGCAATTACATCAGGTATTGGATCTTTTAGTAAAAATGGCGGGGCAACAGGAACTGCAACAACCATTGGTAATGGCGATACAATTGCAATCGTATTAAGAGGACCTACAAACTATTCCTCAACAAACACAACTGGAATTACTGTTGGTACTTATACGACATCATATTCGGTTTCTACTAGAGCAGCAGATACTACAGTAAATCAGTTTGTATTTAATAACTATACTAACGTTGCTATATCATCAGCATTCGATAGCAATTCAATTACTTTAAGTGGAGCAGATAATAATACTGCTCTTGCACCAGTTCCATTGACGGCAACTGTTTCTGGTGGATTCTTAAGGGTTGTAAGAGGTTCTAGTACTATTAGAGATTTTAGTACAGACGCTGCCACTGTATTTAATGGTGATATTCTTACACTAAAAGTCAATTCCTCTGCAAGTTATAGTACATCAACTAGTGCAACACTAAGAGTTACTGGAGCAAATGATGCTGTTGGTATTGGAAGCACTTTTAGAGTAACCACAAGACCTATTGTAAGTGATACAATTGTTAATCAATTTACAGTTGTTGATAAGACAGGACAAGGAAGAAATATTTCAACTATCAGTGATCCGATTACAATTTCTGGTATTACAACACACGCTGATGATGCTGCTTATATCTACCTTTCAAACAATGCAGATGGAGCACAATTTAGAGTAAGAAGAAGTGGTACTGTCATTAGAGATTTTAGTTCTAGTGATAGCACTGTTAGAAATGGTGATGTTGTAGACTTAAGAATCACAACCTCACCGGCATCAAGTGGAACTGTTCTTACAAATGTCAATATTGCAGGTACTGATAACACTGATATTAATAATCTTATAACACAAACACGTAGTGATACTTGGGTTGTTCAAAGTGCTGCAAGAAACTGTCCTTTGGTTTCTCCAACTTTAACTAGTGTCACTAGAGTTGAACCATCTTCACTACAATCAGTCACATTTATTCCAACAAGTTATGATAGTGATTGTAATGTAGTTGCCAATACATCAAATGTAAATTCATATTTAAACGTAAATGGTACAACAGGCAATAATCTTTTAGTTCTTCCTGGAGTTGCTTGTACTGTCTTTATGACTGCCGGTGCTTTTAGTGAAACAAGAACAACAACAGTAACATTAACTGCAAATAACAACATTCCTTCGCCAAATTCAACTACAGCAAATTGGTCAGTTTCAACAAGAGATATTAGTAATCCGACTATTACACTTACTGCAACTCCATCTACAGTTGCTTGCAATTCAAATGTAACATTGTCTTGGGTTTCTACTGGTGCTGTAAGTGTAACAACAAATGGTTTTACTGGAGTTACAACAACCGGTTCAGTGTCTGTTGGTCCGGTAAAATCAAATAGCACATACTCTATTACTGCAACAGGAACTGATAATACAACTAGAACTTCATCTGCAAGTGTAATCGTAAATACAACTGCTGCTGCAACATTGCAAGCGAGTTCAACTAGTATTGCATACAATGATAGTGTGACTTTAACTTGGGCAACATCAAATGCAAGTAGCGTAGTTTCTAACTTTGGAGTAACAGCAACTTCCGGATCTATTACTCTTAATAATCTAAAGTCTTCTCAAACGTATACTCTTCGTGCAATATCAAATGGTGGTTGTGGAGATTCTCCTACACAAACTATTAACGTAAGTGTTGCTGCTTGTAGTGAAGACATTCAAAATGACACTGGTTATTCGGGTATTAATTTGAGATATACTTTAGCAGATCCTGGAAATGGATTTAATTATTATTTCTCTGGATTGAG